TTGTCTAAGGTGAACTCACCTTAGGGTGTAGATCGAATAGACTGTTCTCGTAAGAGACGGACCTAAACCTACCCCCTACACAGGGGATGAAATCTAGAATGATGGCCACTATTGCGCTATCCGTTTAGAGGGAATCTCCATACAGATTACCATCAGGAGTCTTCACAAGAATACTCTCATCAATATTTATCCATATGAAAGCAATAAATTTAAGAGAATCACCTGGAGCTCATAAAGTTCCTAAAACTAAGAAACCTTTTGCAACACGTCAATATGACGATAGTAGCAAGTATCTAATAAGAAGCCAAACTAATGTGTCTGGTCCTATTAAAAGTAGTACCAGAAGGGATAAACAGATTCGGCGTATTAAAGGGGCTCTTCCTGAAGAATATACAAAAGATTCTTCAAGATTCCTCAGAACCGTCGAAATGGTTCTGCACTGAATGTACCCTAAGTTTTCTACAAAGGAGTACAGGACTTATGTTGTTACTGTTATACAGTTGTACAATTCGTTAGTTAAGAATCATGGTGTAACTGAGGGTACTAAGAGATACAAGATCTTGTATACTTATGTATATAACCTTGTAGAAAACCTTAAACCAGACAACCCAGGTTGGGTTGCGACGGAAAAGGCCTCAAAGGTACCTTCGGTATTAAAAGTTTTAGAACCTCTAATACAAGAGGTAAGGTCACCAGGCGGGATAAAGGCTTATCAAGGCCTTCAAACCATCTTTGCCCTACCACGTCTCAGCACGGAACTTCCAGAACTGGATTTATTATCAGTCGTGGAACCGATTCCCACCAAAAAGGAATCAGTCTTTAAGTTACGTTCAAAGGAGTTTCGCGAATTCTTATACAAGAACGCGATTCTTCCCCGCACCAATCAAACTATCTGAGAGGTCAAAACGTCGATACGTATGACGTCAGGTCCTAACGGCAGTCCTACTTTGAAGTATTCAGCGGAAGAGGCTAAGCTCCTCGCTTCTACACCGCATTTATTTAAACCTTTCAAGATTCTATGTGAAAGAACACAAAATCTCGATTTGCTAGGTTATGTTACTAGTTTATCGGAATTACCAATAAAGGTAGAAAACATTTACCTTGGCAAACTGGGGTTAGTACCCGATTCTATGAATAAACATAGACTCGTTGCTATGGTCGACTATTGAACTAACCTCTTGCTTACGCCTTTAGAGGCGAAGCTAAGAGAGGTGTTGCGCGAGCATTATCCTCAAGATTATTTATATAATCATGAGTTAGGTGCAAGAACCGTTCAAGAGCGTTCGAAAACAGGAAAAGTTTGGTCCTATGATTTAAAGGACTTTACTAACCGGTTACCGGCGACTCTGCAACAGATGGTTCTGGGAGTAATCACAGATCCAGCTATTGCCGATTCCTGACATAAATTACTATGCCATAGGGATTATTGAGTCCCTACAACTAGAACTTATGTTAAGTATTCTGTTGGACAACCGATGGGTTCGCGCAGTTCTTTCGTTCTGGCCTCACTTACACATCACCTTCTTGCCCACTACGCTTACTTTAAAGCTAATGGTAATCTTGATAAGATTAAAGAAGCCTACGTCATCATTGGAGATGATATTTCTATCTTCAAT